AACCACCGAACGTCAATACGGTTCGGCACCGTGTGCACTGGAGCGTCCGTGTATTGCCGACAGACCGCGGCGAGCTCGGGGTTGGTGGTGGTGATGCCGTCGCAGAGCCGGATCGTGGCAATTCGGTCACGACGATCTTGCTCGAGCTGCTCGCGGGTTTTATGCGTTTCGACAGTGGCATGCTGGCGTGCTCCGATCTGTGGCGTGAGCACGTCGTCGTCCAGCTCGTAGATAACCGTGAGACCGGCGGCATGCAGGGCGTTGATCCAGCGTCTGGCGATCGCCTGGTCCTCCCAGTGGTAGCGCGGCAGGATGATCGCGTCGAGCCTGGTCGCGGCCAGGTACGGAAACTCGGGTCGGTAGGTTTCGGGATCGTCTTTGTCGCGGAACCACGCGCCATAGCCGCGGCGCTGGAGCTCTGAAAATGGCTGCCACACGCGCCACAGGGTGCAGCCGTTCTCGTCGCCGTGCAGCGCCAGGACGCGCGGCCCCTTCACCGGCGCTTACGTCGCCTCGAGTGGCTCATGGCATTGCTGATCTTGGCCGCGCGGGTCTTGCTCATCCCGCGGCGCTTGAGTGCTTCGTAAACGCTTGGGCGTTTTATGGACGCGTACTTNTTGCCTGGCATCAGGCGATTCCCTCCCGCAAGACGGGCACGAGGCTGAGCGTGCAATTCGGGTGNTTGAGCTGCGGNCGCTCGGAGATGGGCACGATCTTGCCNTTGCGCGCGCGGCACGGCTCGTCCCAGTCGTCGCCGTCGATGATCTCGACCATGTCCACCATGCCCGTCGCCTGGTAACGATTGATGGCCGCCTCGTTCTGCGCGTGCTGCAGCTCGGTGCGGGCGATCGTGTCCGAGCGGCTCTTCCACGTTTCGGCGTACAGGCCCTCGATCCCGCGGTAGCCGATCTCGGGATTGCCGTGCGCGATCTCGTACGTCGAGAGCCCGAGCGCCTGGCCGACGCGCAGTTGCTCGGCGATCGCCTGACGCGTGGTCTCGTCAATGCCGACTACTCGAGTCGCCGCATTCACCAAGATGGCGTTCACCGCCTGGTCGGTGACGCGGTATCGATCGGGGTCGAGCCCGAAGAGTCGGATCATGGCGGCGTGCACGGCGTTGAGCATGTCCAGGTAATGCTGCTCGAGGATGGCCGCGAGCCGTTCGCGCTCCTCGTCCGAGTTGTAGACATCGTCGACGTCAGGCATTGGTCAGGTTTGATTGCACACGCTTCTGCTGGCCGTCGAAATAGTCGTCGAGATCCTCTTTCGCGTCGGGTACGCCAAGCGCGACCAGGGCTTGCAACACGTCGGGCAGCATGCGCATGGCGCGCCGCGAGGGCGGCTTCGGCTGGTGCCAGCGCTGCTTTTGTTCCTCACCTGCGGACTCTTCCTGGTCCTGCTCGGCGCCTTGAGAAAATTGGGGCTGCATCGACTGTGGGCGCTCGAGCTCATCCATATCCGGCGGCAGCCCGACGTCGGTCCTGGCCTCGTTAGGACGTACCCAGCCCGTTTTCACGGCTTCGTTGAGCCGCTTCCACTTGGCATCCTCGTCCTCCTGCATGGCGCGCAGGTCGGTCAGGTCGAAGCCTACGCTGAGCGCTCGATCCGACGAGAACTCGGGCAGGAGCTGCATGTTCAGCGTGGCCGCGTCGAAGCTGTACAGCGGCAGCATGCACATTTCACTGAACATTTCCCGCGCCTCGCGGAAATTCGAATAGGTTGATCGATCTAATCCGGCGCCCAGCCCGGCGATGATGGCCGGCACGCGCAAGACGGCGGCGATGCGCTCCTCGGGGATCCTGTGCAGGGCTTTCATGTCCATTTGCTCGGGGCTGAAACCGTATGGTTTCGCCGTAGCACCCGCGGTAAGGACACCCACCTTGCCGCGGTTGTTACCCGAGAACCGCTCCTGCAGGTCGAGTTTTAATTGCTCGGCGCCCTCGGTCGAAATGCTCGAGGTCTCGGGCACCTCGACCAGCATGCCGATCGTGCCGCCATTTTCGAGCATGCTCGTCTGCCACTTGTGCGCCTCTTCGTCGCCGGCCACCTCGCGTACCAGCCTGGCCAGCGGCGATGCGCCGACTCGTAAATCCTTGTCGTCCAGGCCCAATCGGAAATGCACGATATCCTCGGGCGGCACCATCTCGGGGTCCTGGGACGGGTCGAACGTGTAGGCATACCACGAGATAAAGATGCCTCGAGCGGCGTCCTCTCTGGTGGTCACGGGCTGAATCCTGGTCGGCGATATCGGCCACAATTCGACCACGTTGCGGCCCGCTGATCGGATCTTGCGCCAGTAGGCATTGCCCGTGACGTGCTTGCACCACTGCACGTAATGCCACATGTTTTCGCGGCTAATCTGCGGGTTCGGCTTGTCCAGCAAGAGCTTGAGCGGATGGTCGGGGATCTCCTCCTTGTCGCCAGGATCGGTGACGCGATACACGCGCGGTGACGCCTCGGGATACGCCGTCGCGATGGCCGATAGGCAGGCGAAGACCGCGCTGTTGGAATCCTCGTAATGCCAGGCCCGGTACGTCATCTCGGTCGCGCCGGGACCGTGGACGAGCGTACCGAGCCGGATGGCCGCGTAGATATCGGGATCGGTGGCGACGGTCGGGTTCAGATAGTCGGGATACAGGTATAGCTTCTGCTCGATGACCTTCTGCTCTTTGCGTTCGCGCGGCTGGCGGCGCGGGAGATGGTCGCCGCGGAGTGCGGCGAGAATCGGGTTCATATAAAGCGCACCTCCTGGCCGGTGAGCATCAGATCGGTCAGCGCCCAGACCATCGCATCCAATCGGTCGGGGCTCGGGTCGCCGCTATCCGGCACCCACGAACACAGTTGATCCTCGAGCATGGGGAAGGCGCCGACATGGTGAATTCTGCCCTGCTCGTCGAGTGCCGATACGGGCTCGGCGCGCAGGCGTTTGCCGCGGGATGCGGTTACCAATCGGACGGGCACATTCGGGTCGATTGTGCGGATGGTGGACTCGACCATCTGGCCGCCGAAGTTGGCCTCGGCGATGATGCGATCGGCCTTCAGCTCGTGGAAAAGTTGAACGGCTCGACGCGCCCAACGTTCAGGACTAAGGCGCTCCGACACGTCTCGCAGTACGTATCCGTGGGTATCTGCACCTCGAGCCGCGGCGACCAGCCCCACTTCAGCGTGGCCCTCTGTACTGCCTCCACTAGGGTCAATTGCAACGACGATACGCAGCAGCGCGGGAGGCGATACAACCCGGTTTGACTCGAGTCGGTCTCGGGTCCAGAGGGCTCCTGGGACATCGGTCAAAACCTCGGCGCCGAGCTCCTGGCGACCGAGTCGGGTATCGCCGTACTGGGCGTACAGCTCGGCGCGGACATCGGCGTGTAGATGCGGGTTATCGTCGGTGCGCGCCGTGGTCAGAACGGTGCGCGTATCTTTGAGCAGCTCGAGCAGTTTCTGGCGCGGTTTCGGCGTCGTGGTGATGACGGCGTGCGGACGATTCCCGAGCCGCAGGCCGAGGCGCATCATGTCCCAGCACTCGGCGATCTGTCGCCAGGCGGCGAACTCGTCGCACCAGACGAGGTGGTGCTGTGGTCCGCGCAATCGCTCGACGTCTTCTGGTGTAAAGGCGCCGAATAGTTGACCGACAGAGCCATTCGGCCATCGCAATTCTCCCCAAGAGCGATGAAATGCAATCGATCGGTTACAACCGAGTAATCCAGACTCACCCTCAACGCACACAGATCGGGCGTCGCCGAGCGTAGGTGCGATAACAGCGACGCGAAGGCCGGGACGAGCTCGGGCGAGCCGATCAACGTAACGTGCTCCCGCGAGGGTTTTGCCGGATCCGCGGCCAGCCAGTAGGACCCAATACAGCCAGTCACCGATCGGGGGTTTCTGGTGATTCAGCAGCGGCGTCAGCGTCTGAACTGCTGGCTGAAGGGACGGCTTCGAGAATACGAACTGCCTTGTCCGTAAGTACGCCAGAGAGGACGGCAATGTCGGATGCGGGTTGTTTCCTAAACCATTCCTCTTCGGTGGCGATTCGCTCGGCGAGAACCTGAACCGCATGCAAATTGGCCTCGAGGACGCCGGCTACCAGCTCGTCGATGTCACTTTGTTTTTCCTGTGACACATGCGACCGTCGATGTCCCGCGGCATCGCGCCAGAGCTGCACGGCTCGGCGAGACACGTTGTACGTCCGGGCGACCTGCGAAACCGACTGACCCTCGAGCAAGGCACCGAGCACTGCCGAGCGCGTGGCGTCATCGTAAGCGTGGGCCACCGGGGTTGGAGCGAATCATACGCCACGTTTCACGGCAGATGTTTCACGGGTTCCGGCGTGCACCCGTCGCAGGCCCCCGAACGAACGTCGGACGACGAATGCACGCCAGTCATGGGCTTAGGCGTTGCCAGCGGTTGTTCACGTGGCCGTGCGTACCGGCCAGCATCTGGATGGCGCGACGCTGCTTCCAGCCGCAATTCACCGAGCAGTACAGCTTGTGCTGGCCATTCGGATGGACGATGAAGCTGTGGCCGCAGAACACGCAGTGGCGGAGCATGACGCCAAAGGTGTTCGGCTTCCAGGTCACGCCGAGTCCCTGGCGAGGCGCACCAGGTCGTCGTCGCCGAGCGTGGTGGGGTTGAAATGCTCGGCGTGGGCGTGCATCAGCGCTCGAGCGTGACAGTCGTCGCACAGCGGCAGCGGGTGCTTCTTCGGCAATTCCGTCTCGCAGGCTTGACAGAAAAATTTATCCCTCGCGCGCGCGCGCGCGTCGTAGCCCCCGCTAGGGGCTGAACTTAACCCGGACTTAAACGAAGACGAAGACTTAAACGAAGCGCTGTTTTGCGCTGATTCGCGCGGTTGTGCGCTGATCTGCGCTGAAGTGCGGCGTTCTGCGGTGACGTATGACTGGTAACGGAAGAACGCAGCCGGTGGGAACCTGAGCCGTTCGGCCTGCTGCTCGAGCAACCCCAAGCGCAGCATGGCCTCGATAGCTGTTTGCATCTCCTCGGGCGTGCGCCAGCCGAAGCCGGGCACGATCAGCATCAGCAGCTCCTCGGCGTTGTCCGGCAGCGTGCCGTCATCGGTCGCATGCGGGATCATCCAGGTGTAGACGAGCGCCGCGAACTCGCCCGCGTCCTGGGCCAGGCGTCGCACGCGGGCGTCTTTCGAGATATCAGTCGATAGATACCGCCTGCGACTCATCCTGGGCCTTTCCTGAAGCCAGTTCCCACATTGGCCGCCAATCATCAACGGGTACTTGCATGCGCTGCCGCACCATCCAGCCCAGCGCTTCCCCGCGCGAGCTCATGAGCGGCTTTGCTCGATTACACGACGGATGCATCAAAGCAAGATTCTCGAGTACGTCAAGCCCACCCTTGACGCGCGCTTGCAGGTGGTCGACATCCCAGCGTTTGCCGACCCGCAACCCGCACGCTCGGCAGATGCCACCATCCCGGACATAAACCTCACGCCGTACACGAGTCCAACTCATAACAGTCGCCGCTGCAGTTCCTCGAGTTCGCCTGACATCCGGTCTCGGGCATCAATCCGTTCGGTCATATTCCGTACTTGTGACCGCAAGCGATGCGTCGACTCCTCAGCTTCCTCTACTGTCTCGCACACGAAATAGCCGTCACCAAAATTCGTCAGAACTCGGCCAGCTTTTTCCAAATCACTGATCACATCCCGCAACGCACGGCCTGGCAACCCAACGCGATCAGCGAGCGTCTCCGCGGTCATTTTGTTGAGCCGGCCGACGCATTCGTTCAGCAGAATCAGACGTACACGTTCTGCCTGCTCAGGCTTATAGGAACGCGCACCGGATCCATGCACGCCTTGAGCTCGTGTCGCGTAGGGCTGAGTCATTTACGTCTTTGGCGTACCATCTGCCAGCGCGCGCAACTGGAAGGTTGGAATGTCGATCCCGAACAAGGCCGCCTCCAATTCGGCCTTTTGATTCTCTCGTGCGATCGACTGCTCCAACCGTTCGCGCACCTGCTCGTGATAGCGGACCACTGCATCACGATCCGGCACGCCAGCGCCGTCTTTCGTGACATAGATAACGATGCCCTGGTCGGCCAGTACGGCAGTGACCCACGCTGACCGTATACTGGTGCGGAACCGCTGGTAGCCCT